TTTGATACGATATATTCAAAAAAATGTTTTGGCTCTTCTCGTTCAGATACATTGCTGTCTGTATTCACAAGATTAATCTTTTTTTGAAAAAACAATAGACGCCAGTCATTTAAATATTTTGACATATCTTTAAATATTTCTTCTGACTGTGTTGTATTAAAGTTATTTAATACGTCTTCTCTAAAGTTACCTTCATAGTAAGTAATACTCTTGCCCTTTTCGCCCTCTTTTGAAAAGTTTTTAATCTTTTCGATGGCGTTAAAAACGTACCTTTTTAAATGGTCGTCTTTAAATTTTTTATTCACCTTATTCATTATATCCTTTCTACAATCTTAATCCTACAAGTTTTAGTTTTGAATTAAACTTGTAAAATTTTTTGTTATGATTTCCTGTGTCGTTTAAGTGTGTAAATTGGTACAGATGTACCATCTCATGCGCTAACGTGTCCAAGAAATCTCTTTTTGTATCAAAAGTTTTATCCATCTCTAGTTTGTAAACTCTAGTGCCTTTTCTTTTCCATTCTAATTGTGTTACTTGACCTATGCATCTTGAATATCTAAGGTCTCTTATCTCAATCTGATTAAACGGTGATAATCTACTATTAAAGAGACCGTCATTTAATATATTAAAATATTTTTTTATATCTTTATAAGTTGTATGATATTTTTTTTTAAGAGACAATGATGGCTTTAGTTTCTTACGTGTAGTCAGTATCTTTTGTTTTATAACCTTAATCATTACACTTGATACTTGTATCTTTTATTAGGCCACACTTATAACTTTTGTCTGCCTCTGCTCTTAATTGTGCTGATATACCATCAAGTATAGATGGCATATATTTTTGTAGTATGTTAACCGCATCAATGGCAAATATGTGTGCGGCACGTGCAAGTTCCTGTTCTAAAAGTTTAGATGTATCAATTGATTGACCGGTAATCTTTTGTGTAATTACGTGACCAAGAACGGCCGTATTATACTCGCTGGCTTTAAGTGATGTCATTGTAAAGGTTAAAAACCAATACACTGATGCGAATAAGACTGTTATGTATATCAAAAACTTTTTCATAATAATTACCTTATCTGTTGTTATACATATAATATAACACCTTTTTTAGTCTTTTACAAGGGTTAATTAAAAAAAATAAGTATGTAAATACAATGACTTAAAGTCTTTGATTTAAAAGATTATTTTCTCATATAATTGTCATTCCAGTTAAATGCCTCTTTTACAACATTATCTGTAAGACCTTTATATTCGTAATTTAATTTTTTATCTTTTATACTTAATAGTACCAACGCATCGTCTTTATGTAGTGACTCGAGCATCTGTATAAACAACGCTTCTTTTCTAACTCTACCAACGTTACTACCACCCTTTATAAAAATGTATAGTCTTCTCGCCTCATCTAATAGTGATGCGTGTTCTGTACCCGCAGGTGCATCGTTTGATATGTAAGGCGGTGTTCCTTCCGGAAGGTCCCATACAACCTTTGGGTCAAATGCAGCCTTAAGTAATTGTCTCATACTTTGACTGTCGTTTGCTCGTAACACTTCTATCTTTTTTGGTTTGTCTTTTGCGTTATTTATTTTTGTAAAAATCTCATGCGCCAACGGTCTACCTGATGTAGCAGTCTTGGTTGCCGCCGTCATAAATTTTTTATTAATTACTTGCGGATGCGATGCTGTATTTTGTTCTGCCATTATTTACTCCAATGTTAAAAATCATTAATATTTGTCATTAATGCCTTTAGTTTAAACTGTATAAAATACGGTAATAGTTTTGACCTATGTGGTATACTATACGTTCTATATGTATTTATAATCCTATCTTCTATGTCTTGAGGTATCGTGGATAGGTCAATAAGTCTCTTATTTCTTAGATAATACTTTGATGTTTCACTACCCAGTGGTATGTTTTTTAGAGACGACCATTCTTGTAATCTTTTCTTTGTAATTGGGTTTTGTTTCTCATCTTTTAAAAATATATCATCTGCACTTAATATGTTTGGTATACCGTCTGACCTATCACCTCTTATAATTTGCTCGTTTAAAAATTGTTTAGGGTCAATATCTTCACCTATAAACTTTTTTTGTATCGGTGCGTATTGTTTTACATTTATCTTTGATTGTAATTGTATAAAGTCTTTATCGCCACTTACAATCATTATAGGGTCTTTTGTAGTGTCGGTAATCTTTACCAGCGTTGCAATAATATCGTCTGCCTCAATCTTATCTAAATGTAATACAATGTAAGGTAGATTATCAGATATCTCTCGTCTAATATCGCTTATCAACTCAAATATCTTTGTCCAATCGGTACTTGATTCCTCTCTACCTTTTCTTCTCGCATACTTATAATGAGGGTATATATCTCTACGCCAAGGGTCTGCACCATCGGCACAGAGTATCTGCACACCGTAATCTTTTTTAAACTTTAAATTATACCCTCTGATTGAATTTAGTACCATATGTCTTATCATATCTTTGTTTGGTATACCATCAATCATACCTCTGGTCTGCGCCATAAGATTTGAAATTAAAACTTGGTTTAAATCAACAAGTATCATGCGACCTTTGTCCAATCTCTACAAATATCCATAACTCTTTTTCTATTTTTAAAGTTTATCTCTTTTACATTTAATAGTTTCTCAAATAGTTTATCAACTCCAGAACCTAATTGTAAGTTTATGTGTTTCTTAAATTTAAACTTTTTAAACTCATCAAACGCACTTACTACGTGATGTTTTTGAAATGGTTGATTTAATTGATACCAGTCCATATTATAAAAGTAGTCTTTTATCTTTTCATTTAGATATGGTGTTATAAATGTTTTATTATATTTACTTGCAACTCTATTATGCCATATGTAACCTGCTCTGGCATTTACATCAAAGTAATCATCTCTAAACTCATCAAATTTTTGTTTTGTTTTGCCCTTTGTATAATTTAAGATTGCCTTTTTACTTATACCATAATAACCGTCTGCTGCCCAACCACTTAAAATTTCTTTTTCTTTTATTTGTGGATAAACGTATAAAAAGGGAAAGCAACACTCGTAGTGTGTTTTCTTTACACATTGTATCTCATTTTTTAGTGTTAAAAAATCATTTACTAAATTGTCTGTTGGTACTTGTATGACATTACAGTTCCAATTAAAAATTTTACTTACCTCTTCTGCCTTTTTTGAATCGTAAGTTGGATTATCTTTTAGATGAAAAGTATATGTATTAATTTTTTTATTTAAATGTTGTGCTGCGAATGCGACGGATAGACTATCAACTCCACCAGATAATAATACTGCGACCTCACTATCTTTACTACTTTGTTTTAAAGCATCAATCAGTAATTGGTGTATCATTTGTGATGTCTTCAAATATTTTTTTTTCTTTTATATTTGTAATCTTACAACCTTCAAATCTATCTTTGATATCTAAACCAGTTTCACTATAAACCCAAGTCTTAAATTGTTTAGTGCCTGTGTCTAAATCAAATTCAAATATTTTACGATTTGGTATTGTGTTCAAAGATAACTGTTTCATCTCCCATTACTTCATTATAAGTTGCGGTTTTAAATACAAAGTCTTTACCGTATTCTTTACCTCTCTTACCTTGTTGTGTACAATATTTTGCCACGGCTTCGACAATATTATAACCAGCATTCAGGCCACCTCCTTCGCCATATGCTTCGTTGATTTCATCTGAATATGATTTTCTGTCCGTTAATGATGTAATTGTTCGTTCTACAATAAAAGGTTCTTTAAATTTATTTTTAATTTCGTATGCCATATTTTTTTAATGTTGTATAGAGGCGAGCTTTATATATTTCTCGCCTCTATCGTTCACTTATTAGTTAATCGGAGCCAGTTCAGCTTTTCTAACTGGTGACTTCCAGTTATTGTATCTAAACTTTGTTCCGTATAGAGCATTGATACCCGCAGCGATAATCGCTCTTGTAGGTGTACCAATTCTGTAATATGTTTTACCAGCGGACTTTGATCCGTAGATCATATTACCTTCTGCTCTCAGAGTGTCGATCATTGCTCTTGGAGACTCAAGATCAAATTTGTTTCTTAAAGTTTCCCAGGCTACTCTCCCACCTCTTTGTAAGAGATTTAGCACTCTTTGTTTTTTAGAAAGAGACGGTCTACCACGTGCAGCTGCTCTTTTTGATTTATTTACTACGACTAATTTGTCTTTAGTAAACAAACCTTTTATTGCTTTTAGCATTATGTTTTACTCCTTATCAATGACTATTTTACAACCTGTCAAGGCGATTCCATTAGGAATTTCGTTAAGGTCTATCATCTGGCTCATACGTATCATCATCAAACTCAAACTCTGGTTCAAAATTTTGCCAACCATCATTGTGCCATTTG